GATGGCGACTACAGCGCGTCGATCTACGCCACCTGCTCATTCCCGGAGACTGAGGGAACAATGATTCCTTACTCTCAAGTGACGCAGGCTGAAGTTTTGAACTGGTGCTGGGCTGGCGGCGTTGACAAAGACGCGACTGAAGCTGCTTTGGCTCAAAACATTGCCTTGCAAAAGAACCCAGTGGTTGAAGCTGGTGTGCCTTGGGCTACGGCATAATACGTTCAAGGGGTATCACGGCTCCCCCATCTGAGCCGCTGCTGGAGTTTAAACATGAACGAAGAACTGAACACGCCTATCAAATTGACATTGCCCTTGGGGCATGTAAATATGGTACTGGCTGCATTGGCTAAAGCCCCTTATGAGCAAGTTGCTGATCTGGTGCAAGCTATCCGTGAACAAGCTATTCCGCAAGTTCCCATGCCTGAAATGAAGGACGCTCCGGCTCCTGAAGCAGTGCAGTAAACCAGCGGCCTTCGGGCCGTTTTTCACACAGGCTAGTAAATGCTTGACCCGATTAGTATCAGCGCGGCGTTTGCTATAGCCAAGAGCACCATTGCAGGAGTGCAAGAAGCCATTAAATTAGGCAAGGACTTGCAGCAGTGCAGTGGTGACCTGATTAAGTTTTTTGAGATGAGAGATGCCGTAGCTACTGCTGCGGTCAAGGATAAGGGCAAGAAGCCGCGATCTGACATGGGCCAAGCCCTGGACACGGTGATGCAAGCCAAGTCGCTCAGAGACGCCGAGAAGAAGCTCAAAGAGCAGTTGATTTATTCCGGCCAAGGTGATGTGTGGGAGTCCATACAGGCCGAGTACAACAGATTGGTTGCGGGCCGCAAGCGTGAAGAACGTGAGGCCGAGGCGGCTAAGAAGCTCAAGCGTGAGAACCTTGCAGAAGGTTTGAATATTTTGCTGTGCGGGATTGCCGGATGTATTGCTGGTGGCCTGATTTGCTGGGGCACTTTTGAGTTTATTATTTACAAGATGAGGTTATAAATGAATGAGCTTCTTTCGCTACTTAAAGGTGTTGCACCAGTCCTGGCGACCGCTGTTGCTGGGCCTTTTGGTGGTGCTGCTGTCACCGCTCTGGCTGCTAAGTTCGGCGTTTCAGATTCTGTGGAGGCTGTTGCTAAAGCGATTGCTGGCGATCCCGAATCGGCGCAAAAGCTGGCTGAACTAGAGCTGGAACAGTCCCGTATTGACAATGCCAATGTGGCCGACGCACGGGCTATGCAAGTTGCAGCACTACACCAAGACGACGTTTTCTCCAAGCGTTTTGTCATGTATCTGGCTATTTTTTGGTCGGTGTTTGCGGTTTCGTATATCTCTTTTATTACTTTTGGCAGTATCCCCGCAGCCAACGTGCGGTTTGCCGACACCATTTTGGGCTTCATCTTGGGCACGGTGATTGCTACGGTGCTTAATTTCTTCTTCGGCTCTTCGCAAAGCAGCAAAGACAAAACCCACGCCTTGACCAAGGAGCTTGCAAAGTGATTACCGCAGAACAACTTGCCAAACTGAAAATTGACCCCGAATGGCTGGAGCCGTTAAACGAGACATTCCAGAGATACAACATTAATACGCCGCTTCGTATGGCGGCATTTATTGGTCAGTGTTCGCATGAGTCTGGCGGGTTTAAGGTTTTGCGCGAGAACTTAAATTACAGCGCTGAACGGCTTTGCAAGGTATGGCCTTCACGCTTTCCAACGCTTGAGGCGGCTCAGTCGTATCATCGAAATCCAGACATGATTGCCAACAAGGTCTATTCAGGTCGCATGGGCAATACAGAGGACGGAGATGGCGCTTTGTATATTGGCCGAGGCTGCATTCAACTGACTGGAAAAACGTCTTACACGCTGGCCGGTGATGCCCTAGGCGTAGATTTTATGCACAGCCCTGATTTGGTCTCAATCCCAAAGTACGCAGCTCTTACTGCTGGATGGTTTTGGAATAAACGCGAGCTTAATAAAGAGGCCGACGCCAAGGACTACACAGGGATGACAAAGAAGATTAACGGTGGGATAATTGGCTTAGACGACAGGGTTGCGCACATCAACACCGCCCTCAATGTACTGACGTAATGAGGTAGCCCGTGTTAAAAAAGATTTTGTTCAGGCCCGGCGTTAACCGGGAAAATACCCGCTACGCTTCGGAAGCTCTTGGCTCAAATAATCCCAACTACACTACTGCAGGCGGTTGGTACGAGTCTAACAATGTCCGTTTTCGGCAAGGAAGCCCCGAAAAAATAGGCGGCTGGGTTCGCATTTCCGCTGCGACTTTCTTGGGCGTATGCCGTTCTTTGTGGAACTGGGTTACTCTGGGCGGTCAGAATTTGCTGGGCGTGGGCACCAATCTGAAATTTTATATTGAGAGCGGCGGCGCGTACAACGACATCACTCCCTTGCGGGTGGTCCCGGCAGCTACGCTTGGGAATAACCCTTTTAGCACGCAAAACGCATCTACAACTGTAACTGTGACCGACGCTGCGGGCGGCTACGTCAACGGGGATTTTGTGACGTTTAGCGGCGCTACTGCGGTTGGCGGTCTTAATTTGAACGGCGAATACCAACTATCCACCATCGGCATATCCACAACGACGTACACGATTCAAGCCGCTACGGCGGCGACCTCCACTGCTGTTGGCGGCGGGGCTTCTGTTGTTGCTGCATACCAGATTAACGTGGGGCCAGCGTTTGCAGTTCCTTTGGTTGGCTGGGGCGCTGGCGCTTGGGGGTCTGGTGCTTGGGGTATTGGTACATCATCTGCGGATAACTTGCGCCTGTGGAGTCAAGACAACTTTGGCGAGAATTTGGTATTTGGACCTCGCGGCGGCGGCATGTATTACTGGCAGGCAAACACTTCGCTGACGACTCGTGGCAAGCTGATTTCAAGTTTGTCAGGAGCTGATTCAGACGTTCCTTTGGTGCAAAATTACATTCTTATTTCGGCTACCTCGCGGTTTATTTTTGCCTTTGGTTGCAACGATTACAGCAGTAGTACGCAAAACCCCATGTTAATTCGCTGGTCGGACCAAGAAGACCCCACCACATGGACACCTGCTGCCACAAACCAAGCTGGCAGCTTGCTGCTTTCGCACGGTTCGCAAATTATTACCGCTATGCAGTCGCGCCAAGAGATTTTGGTCTGGACCGACTCAACCGTTTATTCATTGCAGTATTCTGGTCCGCCTGCGGTCTGGGGTTCTCAGTTGGTGGGCGACAACATTTCCATCGTTGGGCAAAATGCCACAGCTTTGGCGTCTGGTACTGTCTACTGGATGGGCGTGGACAAGTTCTATAAATACGATGGACGCACTCAAACTCTGCGCTGCGACTTGCGCCAGTACGTGTATGGTGACATTAACTTGCAGCAAAAGTCACAGTTCTTTTCAAGTACTAATGAAGGCTTTAACGAGGTTTGGTTCTTTTATTGCTCCGCCAATTCAGTGACAATTGACAAGTATGTAATCTATAACTACGCAGAAGATATTTGGTATTACGGTTTAATGGCCCGTACCGCTTGGCTTGATTCTGGTTTGCGCGATTTCCCAATGGCGGCAACTTACATTCCCAATATCGTGAACCATGAAAGCGGTGTTGACGATAACTCTACCGGCACTACTCAGCCTATTACGGCCTTAATTGCCTCGTCTGAATTTGATATTGACGATGGCCATAACTTTGGTTTTGTTCGACGTATCCTGCCGGACTTGACCTTCCGAGGCTCTTCAGACTCTGTGACGCCGCAGGTTACTATGACGCTTATTCCGTTGGCTAACTCCGGTTCTGGCTATACAAATCCTGCATCTGTTGGAGGCACTAATAATGCCACGGTGCAGCGCATCACCTCAGTGCCAGTTGAAGAATTTACGGGTCAAGTGTTTATTCGAGTTCGCGGACGGCAGATGGTGTTCCGTATCGACTCCAGCCAGATTGGTTGCGCGTTCCAGATTGGCGCTCCTCGAATTGACCTGCAGGCTGATGGCAGACGCGGATCATAATATATGGCAACGCAAAAAATTAACATCGCGCCTCCTAGCCTGCCGCTTGCCCCGCAGGATTACGACCAGTCGTATCAAGAGCAGCTCAACAAAATCTTGCGGCTGTACTTCACCCGTAACAGTGCTCCACAGGATTTTGCCATGCGCACATTTAGCGTAGATGTAGAGCGTATGCCTACACAGACCGATATAGCTACTTTGCGCGTTGGCGATGTATATCGTGATAGCTCTGCAGGCAATGTCCTGAAAGTGAAGGTTTGATATGGCTGGATATTGGGACGTAAATTCAGATGGTACTCTGGTGTATGTGGACAACACACCAGCGGCCAAAGCAAGCACGGCTGCTACCTCTGCTACCACAACTCCAGATTTTGCAAACATGTCGGGCCTCGGGGTTATTGCTCCAACATACGGGGTTGCTTCGCCGCTTAAATATACGGCAGGAGATTTACATCCTGTATTTACTCCTGAGTCAAACTATAAAACAATTGACCCTTCTTTTTTAAAAGACGTATCTCAAAATATTGGAGCAAGCCCCGATGTTGCGGCTCAATTTTATGCTGACAACCAAAGTGATAATCCCGGCAATATGCCACAAAAAATGGTGGATATTGGCGGTAATATGCAAGGTGCATATAACGCACTTACCGGTCAACTTGAAGCGATATACGGCCAAGATCAAAGCAAAGGGGGCTATTGGGACGTTAATGGTAATTTCACTCCGTACCAAAGTAGTGGTGGCGGTTTTGGCGACTTTTTTAGTGGGATGTTTTCTGGCTTCAAAGACCTTGCTACCAGCGACATGGTTAAAACCCTTGCGCCAATGATGCTAACTGGCGGTCTGGGCGGGGCTGCGGGTGTGGGCGAAATGCTTGGCACCAACGCTTTGGTTGGCGGTGCTGCGCTGGGTGCAGGTACTGCCGCGCTGACGGGGCAAGATATTCTAAAAGGTGCGGTAATGGGCGGTGTAGGCGGAGCAGGACAGGGGCTTGCAACTGATATTGGAACCAACCTTGGCGCTAGTTCTACATTGGCTCCCATCATTGGAGGCGGCGTACTTCGGGGCGGCACTGCTGCACTGCTTGGTCAAGATGTAGGAAGCAACGCACTGCTCGGCGCATTAAGCAATGCTGGAGGCGTTAAGCTGGGAGATTCTAGCGTCAACCTGAGTCAAGTAGGCGCAGGTTTAAATGTAATCAAGAATGTAGAGTCTGGTAATTTACTGGGAGCTATTACTGGAGCTTCAAATATTGCCGGTTCAGGTAACACGCCACTTGGAGATACTGGACTGACATTAAACGACCTGGCTAAAGATATTAATTTAGCTAACGCATTTATTAGTTCTAATCCGGCTTTGATTTCCAGCGCTCTTTTAAATGTTGCCAACACTGCGGCCAATAATTCTAAAACTGATACAAGCGCTTTGTCTACGGAAGAATTAAACGCGATTGCGCAAAACCGTATAGATAAAGCGGTAGCCCTTCAACAGGCAGGCGCAATAGACGATCAAGCTGCAGTGGATGCACGCACAAAAGAACTAATTGACCAACTTGAAGCATCAGGAATGAGTCAAGTAGACGCGGAACAGCAAGCTGCTGACGAAGTAGCCGCCACAACTGGAAATAATGCAGATAATGTTTTGGTTACAGATAAAAGATTTAATCCAGATACGCTAACGCAAGATGCAATTACTGGGACTAATGCCAATCCTACAGATGCCGGGATTGTAAATGTTACTGATAAACGGGATCAAATTGCAGATGCCGGAAACGTGTTAGTCAATGATAAAAGAGATCAAGTGGCGGATGCTGGGACGGTCTTGGTAACCGATAAGAAAGATACTCCAGTAGATGCTGGGACGATTTTGGTAACCGATAAGAAAGATACTCCAGTCGCACCAAAAGTTGCAGCTCCAGTTGTGACTCCTGCCGTTGTCACGCCCCCTCCTGTAGTAACGCCTCCTCCGGGTGTTCCTGTGACAAAGGCGACAACAACCTTAGCTACTTTGGCAGCTGCATTAGGTTTACCCTTTTATGACGTAGCTCATATAAAATCCTTCAAAGAGCTGTTTGGGCACGAGCTAGATGCACAAGATACTTCTAATGCACAAGACCTGCAGACTGCCGAGGCGGCATTGGAAAGCGGCAAACCTTCTGAGGCTGAAGAGGCATTGGCTGCTCTTGGTCAGGAAAACTATTTTAGTGGCGGACACGTTGATGATTTCAATGTAGATTCCTTGTTACAAATTTTGAGGAGCTAATTATGTGGATAGACACAAGTGCGCAAACTGGAGTTGAAGGCTCTGGATACGATGATGGACAGGGTTCTGGAATCAGCTCTATCGACGGTAGCTCCGGTACAAATGCACGAGCAACTGGTGAAAATGTTGGTACTGTTTTAACTAATGATCCTTCCGGATTCATGTCTGGTCTGAATAATGCATTAGGTACAAATATGACCGGGGCTGGTTTGATGACTGGCCTTGGCGCGGTTGCTGGTCTTTCTGGGTTAAACGCTCCCAACGTAACCAAGGTAGGTTACCAAGGTGGCATTCCTAAGTTGCAAGCTAACCGCACCATGCTGTCCGCTCCTCCTGCTGGGCATGTACCCGGTTCCGG